GTTTAAAATGGACTAGACCTTATATTTTAAATAAGATAGCTGGTTTATGTCCTCCGGCAGCATTATATTTAGTTATTTCTATTCTAAGTTTTTTAGGAATTTTATTTCAAAATTGTAATTTTTCAGATAAATATGTAATTGGCGATATGATGATTGATGCTCCATGTCATAATGCATGGTTCTTCGTAGGAAAAGCCCTTTATATTGCTTTATGGACTTGGTTATTAAACTTATTATGTAGTAAAGGCTTTACGAATGTTTCGTGGTTTTTAGTTTTATTACCTTTTATAGCTATGTTTATGATATTAGGTATAATTATGATTTTAGCTATGAAATCTAAAAAAGAAGGTTTTGTAGAAGGTGCTGCTATTAAAACAGATGACGCTGACGATGGTGGTGTAAATGAGGATGGAGAAGAAGACGATGATGATGACGACGACGATGATGATGACGACGACGATGATAGCGATGGAGAATAAATAGTATGTAATTTAATAATTATATAATTTTTTAATAAAAAATAATTATATAATGAAGTTATTTAAAAATGATATTTTATCCAAATTAAAAAAAATATGTCCTCCTGCAATGTTATATTTAGTTATTTCTATTTTTAGTTTTTTAGGAATTTTAGTTCAAAATTGCAATACATCTGAGAGATATATAATTGGCGATATGTCAGCAAAAGCCCCTTGTCATAATGCATGGTTCTTTGTAGGAAAAGCTGTGTATATTATTTTTTGGACATGGTTATTAAACTTATTATGTAATAAAGGCTATACGAATGTTTCATGGTTTTTAGTTTTATTACCATTTATTGCTATGTTTATGATATTGGGTATAATTTTAATTTTATTAATGAAATCTGAGAAAGAAGGTATAGGAGATTATTCAAGTATTCAACGATCATGGAGAGGTCAAATAAAAAGTGGTATTACAGCAGATGATATATATTTAGTGGAAGAAGAGAAAAAAAAAGATAAAGTAGAAGAAGAGAAAAAGTTACAAAAATTAATTGAAGACAAAGAAGAAGAGAAAAAATTACAACAGGAAGAAGCAGAAAAAAAAGCCGGTTTTACATCAAGGAGATTTTATTAATTATATTTTATAATTAAAAAATATTAAATTATAAGTAACTTAATATTTTAATTTGGGGAGAGAAATTATTATTTAAAAATAATCATTATTTGTATAATATAAATGAATGAAAATGTTAGAAAAAACATAACATGGAAAACTATTAATAAAATGTTTCATGATAATCCTAATTTTTTAATAAACCATCATTTAAATTCTTACAATATGTTCTTTGAAGAAGGAATAAAACAAATTTTTAAAAATAACAATCCTTTAAGAATATTAAAAGAACAAGATCAAGAAACAAAAAAATATAAATATACATGTAATATCTACTTTGGTGGTAAAAACGTAGATAAAATATATTATGGAAAACCTGTCATTTATGATGAATTTGTAGATCAAACTAGCAGAGAACATTATATGTATCCAAACGAAGCCAGATTAAGAAATATGACTTATGGTTTCAGTATTCATTATGATGTTGAATTAGAATTTATATTATTATTAGAAAATGATAAGGGTAAAATAGGCGACGAAAAATTTATAACACACAAAGAAACTGTAATACTAGAAAAAAAATATTTAGGTAGATTTCCAATAATGATAGGATCAAAAATGTGTATATTAAACGGATTAAGCAAAGAAACTAAATTTAATTTAGGAGAATGTCGTAATGATTTAGGTGGATATTTTATAATAGATGGTAAAGAGAAAGTAATCATTTCTCAAGAAGGTCGCGCCGATAATGTCCTTTATATCAAATCAGATTTCAATGAACTATATAGTCATGTTGCTGAAATAAGATCAGTAAGCGAAGATGTTTCAAAACCTATAAGAACATTGTCCATCAGATTTGTAAAGGAAACTCCTACTATGTCAAATAATCAAATTGTAGTGAATATACCTAATGTTAGAAAACCAATTCCTTTGTTTATTGTTTTTAGAGCATTAGGCGTAATTTCCGATAAAGAAATTATAGAATATTGTTTGTTAGATTTAGATAAATATGATAACTATATGGAACTTTTGAGACCGTCCGTACATGATACTGGTGATATATATACACAGGAAAGTGCTTTAAATTTTATTGCAACTTTTACAAAAAGAAGAAATGTCATGGAAATTTTAATGAATTTTTTATTACCACATATCGGCGAATTAAATTTTAACAATAAAGCATTATACTTAGGTTATATGGTTAAAAGACTATTGGATGTTTATAGTGGAAGTGAAAATGATACAGATAGAGATAGTTATTCAAGAAAACGAATAGAACCATCTGGAATTTTAATAAAAAATCTATTTCGTGAATACTATCTTATGCAAATGAAAGATATTTTTAAAAAAATAGACAAAGAATATTTTTATAAAGCAACAGGTGTAACATATCAAAATGCGGATTTTATTAATTTAATAGTTGGAAATCAAAACAATATTTTTAATGATCGTATTGTTGAAAATGGTTTCAAAAGAGCTTTTAAAGGAGATTGGGGAGCAGAAATGCACACAAAAAAAACAGGTGTCGTTCAAGATTTAAATAGGCTCTCTTATTTCTATACTCTTTGTTCATTAAGAAAAACTGTATTACCAATTGCCGCGGATGGAGCAAAAATTGTAGCACCTAGATTATTACATAGCACTCAATGGGGTTTATTATGTCCTATTCATTCACCTGATGGAGGTAATGTAGGATTACATAAACATCTTTCAACATCAACTCATATAACAAGCGGAGTTTCTATAAAAAAATATATAAATTATTTAAAATCTTTAAAATATAATAATGATTTTGTTGGAATAAAATTATTAGAAGAATGTCCTATTCAATTTTTATCAAACACAACAAAAGTAATAATAAATGGGTTTTGGATTGGAAATACAGTATCGCCTATTGAAATGTGTAAATTAATGAGATTACATAAAAGAAATAATATTATTGATACATTTACAAGTATTTATTTTAATATTAGATTAAACGAAATAAATATTTTTACAGATGGTGGGAGACCTATACGACCATTATTTTATATGTATAATGACGAAATGAGTTATGAAAGAGGTAATATTTTAAAATTATACGATAGTGACGAATTATCATGGAATGATTTAATAAATGGTTTTGGTAGTAATGTAACTGATTATTCTTCATCAAAAAGAGTAGAAACATTAGAAAAAGAAGCAGCTGTTTTAGAATATGTAGATACACAAGAAGCTGAAGGAATGGTATTAGCAAAAAATAGTGAAAAAAGAGATAATTATAAAGAAAAAAGAATTACTAATGAGGAAATTCATCCTTCTTTAATATTGAGTATTATGGCAAATCAAATAATATTTCCTGAACATAATCCTTATCCTAGAAATGCTTTTTCATGTGGTCAAGGAAAACAGGGCGTTGGTTTATTTCACACTAATTATCGCAATCGAGTTGATAAAACTGGATTAATGTTGAATTATGGTCAAATACCACTCACAAAAAGTAGATATTATACATATTCTACAAAAGATGAACATAGTTATGGGGAAAACGCTATTGTAGCTATTATGTGTTATTCTGGATTTAATGTGGAGGATGCTGTTATTATTAATCGTGGATTTTTAGAAAGAGGTGGTTTTAGCACTACCAAATTTGAAGTATATGAAACCTTTGAAGAAAGCTCTAAGGTAGGAAACACAAATATAGATACTAAATTTTTAAATATAGAAGACAATAATGTAGTTGGTTTAAAACCAGGTTATGATTATTCAAAATTAGATAAACATACTGGTATTATTAAAGAAAACTCTATAGTTGATGAAAAAACAGTATTAATAGGAAAAGTAGTTCAAGACGAATCTAATACATTAGTAGATATGTCTGTTTTTCCAAAAAAAGGCGCTGTTGGAGTAGTAGATAAAGCATTTATAACAGAAGGTCAAGAAGGAAAAAGAATAGCGAAAGTAAGAATAAGAGCACATAGACAGCCCGCCATTGGTGATAAATTTTGTTCAAGGGCAGGACAAAAAGGCACCGTAGGCATTATTTTAGACGCTATTGATATGCCCACTACTTCAACAGGTCTAACTCCAGATATAATAGTGAATCCTCATGCTATGCCCTCAAGAATGACAATCGGCCACATGGTTGAGACTATTACTTCTAAAATTGGTGCTATTTTTGGTGGTTTCGGAGATTGTACAGCATTTAACAATAAAGGTTCTCAACATGAAATTTATGGTCAATATTTAGTTAATGCAGGATTGGAAAAAAGCGGTCATGAAATTTTGTATAATGGTATGACAGGAGAACAATTAGAAGCAGATATTTATATAGGTCCAACATATTATTTACGATTAAAACATATGCCAAAAGATAAAATTAATTACAGAGGAAGAGGACCTAGAACAGTTTTGACAAGACAAACTGTGGGAGGTAGAGCTAATGATGGTGGTTTGAGAATAGGCGAAATGGACCGCGATTGTTTGTTGGCTCATGGTATGAATGCTTTTATAAAAGATTCTATGTTAGTAAGAGGTGATGAGTTTTACGTAGCTGTTTGTAATCAAACAGGATATGTAGCCGCATATAATGAAAAACAAAACTTGTTTTTGTGTCCTTTTGCTGATGGTCCAATAAAATTTGTTAAAAATGTAGATCAACAATTTAATGTAGTGAATGTTAATCGATTTGGAAGAGATTTTAGTATTATACGTGTCCCATACGCTTTTAAATTATTAATGCAAGAATTACAATGTATGAATGTTCAAATGAGAATTATAACAGAAGATAATGTAAATCAATTAATGAGTTTAGTAAAAGGTCATGATTTAAAAAGAATAACCGGATTTCAAACATATAAAGAATATGAAGATGCTTTATATAAAAAAGTTTTAGCCGAAGAAAGTAAATTTCGTTTAAAAGATTTCAAACCGTCATTAGAAGAATATGAAGAGAATAGTTTCGATGTTCCTCAAAATCCATTTTACGATTCAACAAATATGGTTTTTGGACAAACATATAATAATATTTATGATAATGAAGGTGAATTTGGTTATACTAATACTTTTAGTTCTATGCAACAATTTGGAACTATGCAACAGGGGGTAACAATGATACCTGGACAACCAATAAAAACTATGCCAGTAACATCATTACCTGAGGTAGATGACGATGACGATTTCGATGAAGAATTTTCTGTATTTCAAAGACCAACAAAAAAATCTGATTTAACAATAAAAATTCCAACACAAACACAACAACAATATTTAAATCAACCAGTTGATTCAACAACTACTGGATATGAACATTTATTGACACCAACATCGCCAGAATATGACCCTAATAAACCCCATAGTCCAGCTTATGACCCTAATAATCCATCAGCATATAAGCCACCATCGCCAGAATATGACCCTAATAAACCTCCTAGTCCAGCTTATGACCCTAATAATCCATCAGCATATCAACCGATATCACCAGCTTATCACCCAACATCGCCAGAATATGACCCTAATAAACCTTCAACTCCTCAAAGTGGTGGAAGTGTTTCATCATGGAGCGACAGTGATAGCGATAGTGGTAGCGAAATAGGATTTAAACCAAAATTAAAAATTTTAAATGATATTGATACAGCAGGTATAAAAACATTAGCTACCATAGATGGTGGTGGAGATAATAAAAAGAGTGGAGATGATAACAATAATGGAAATGATGGAAATGTAAAAAAATCAGTAAAAGTAAATTTAGATAAATAAATTTAAAATCGAATTATATTAAAAAATATTTAATATAATATAATAATGAATCAATTACGGCAGAATAGTTCTTTTATTTCAAATATCTATACTTCAAGAAATAATATATTAGACCTAGTAAAAGAAAGAGGTTATAATATTACAGATTATGAAGATAGAAGTATTAGTGATATTCAAAAAATGTTTAATGAAAAGCAATTAGATATGTTATTGAATAAATATGATCCAGAAGACGATAGAAGATTGTTTATTAAATATCATCTTTCAGGAAAAATAAGATTAAATCAAATTTACGAATACATAGATGATTTATATAACGTTGAAGAAATTTTAACAAAAGAAGATGATTTTATTATTATTACAAAAGATAGTCCAAATGATACATTAAAAAAATTAATGAATACGATATGGAACAAAGACGGTATATATTTCACTATATATAATTTAAACAACTATCGATTTAATATATTAAAACATGATATGGTTCCTAACCATACAGTGTTAAGCGATGAAGAAACAGAAAAATTAAAGAAACAATATAATATCTTATATGATAATCAATTGCCAGAAATTTCTAGATATGACCCTGTTGCTGAAGCAATAGGATTAAGACCAAATCAAGTATGTAAAATTTTAAGAAAAAGTAAAACAGCAATCACTGCTCCATATTATAGATTATGCTGTTAAATAATATATCATATTTGTATATATGCCTAATGGTGATAATGATGATTTAGCAGAATTTGGAAATTCAATTTTTTCTATTGGTGATTCTACTCCTGATAAAAATAAAGTAAAACTAAGAAGAATATTAGATGGTGGAAGTAGTGGTTTTAGTGGGAAAACTCCAGATTATTATCGTAATAAATTTAATAAAATTTTAGATAAAATTGTATGTAAAGATTCACAGGGTAAATGGATGACAAAAGAAACTGGTGGAAATAAAGAATTTCTTATGAAAGGAGATGATGGCACTGGAAATAGTTGTTCTCATTTAATAATTGGTAAATTATATAGTAGTGGAAATTCGGACGCAATAAAAACACATTCTCAAGAACTTAATAAAATAATAAGACAATTGGATAATTTAAAAAGAGATTTATTAGCAAATGGTGGAGGTGTTCCAAATCAAGCAGAGCATATTATAAAATCTGATATAAATTTATCAAATGATCAACAAATATTATTAAATAAAATTGAAAAATTACAAGAATTTAAGAAACATGGTGGTATTGAATTAAATAATATAACTTACACAGGCAAATCTAAAAAAATTTTAGAAATGGTTTATTATATTTCTGCTATTGGTATTATGGGTCTATTCATTATGAATCAATTAAAAAATGGTAAATAATTTCTTAAATAATTTCTTAAATGTTTTCTATATTTACTGTATAGAATGCATAGTTTAAAACAAGGTAATTTTTTTACTACAAAAAAAAACGGTTATCAATATTTAGAAAAAAAATCAAATTCAAAACTTATAGAAGGATTTATTGAAGCCAATACAAATCCAAATATGAATACAAATTGGAAAATGTTTGAAAATCATATGGTGAAACATGAAACTGCCGTAGGTTCTGAATTTAAATATGATTCTAGTCATACTGACGTAACACATAATATTCCTGGTTATAATAATATGTCTGTTCAAGAACAAGAAGAAAAAGACAATGAAATATTAAACGCGGCGGACGCGACCGACGCAGATATATATGCCATTGAAATTTTAAAAAATGGTAAAGTATTATACTATCAAAAAGTTAATAGTGGATTTCCTAGTGGGAAAACACCAACCATTTATTCGCAAGCTTCGGCAGCAAAATTATTTTTAAAAAAAAATAGTGAAATGGTAGAATCTATACCATCTTCAATTGTAACAAACGATGCTATTATGGATTCACTTTCTCTGGACAGTGGAAATTTTAATACTGTAATGTCTTGGTATAATACAATTTTAAATGAATATGAT